CAATTCTGTCCCGTTCCTCTTACACAAGGCATGTATGATAGCCTTGTTAGCTTTAGTTTTAATGTCGGTCTTGGAACACTCCAGCGTTCAACGCTTCGTCAAAAGCTGCTTCGGGGCGATAAAACGGGGGCTGCGGAAGAGCTCTTGAAGTATTGCATGGCTGGTGGGAAAATACTCAAAGGGCTGCAAAACCGTCGGATTGACGAACGAGCCATGTTCTTGTCATAAGGTAGATCATGCCGCTCAAAAAACTGATTCTCAGACCCGGTGTAAACAAAGAGAACACCCGCTACACCAATGAAAACGGGTGGTATGACAGCGACAAGATTCGTTTTCGCCAAAGCACTCCGGAAAAAATTGGCGGGTGGCAACGTATTTCATCAAACACGTTTGTTGGCGTCTGTCGATCCCTGTGGGCTTGGGTAACAACCGGCGCTGCCAACCTCTTGGGTGTTGGTACAAACCTGAAGTTCTATATTGAGAATGGCGGGGCGTATTACGACATCACCCCGGTTAGGTCATTGTCTACGCTGACCAACCCGTTTGCCACTACCAATGCATCAACCACCGTTACCGTGACGGATGCCGCTGGCGGGTTTATCAACAACGACTTTGTGACTTTTACGGGCGCTACGGCAGTAGGTGGCTTGACCATCTCTGGCGAGTATCAAATTACCAAGACAGGCTCGACCTACACTATCCAAGCTGCTTCTGCGGCTACCTCTACTGCCACTGGCGGGGGCACTGTTTACGCCGTATATCAGATCAATGTTGGTCCAGAATACGAAGTTCCTTTAAATGGTTGGGGCGCTGGCCCATGGAGTGCTGGAACGTGGGGGAATGGCACAACATCCAATGATTCCTTGCGCTTATGGAGCCAATCCAACTTTGGTGAAGACCTAATCTACGGCCCCCGAGCCGGGCCAATTTATTATTGGGATGCTTCTATTGGCATAGCGAGTTCTGTATTTTCCGTCACAATTGCCAGCCCTGGAGTTTTATCCACCACCTTAAACCTTGCAAATGGGACACCCTTGGTGTTAAACACCACCGGGGCTTTGCCCACGGGCTTGCTTGTTGGCACGGTGTATTACGTTGTAGGTGTGTCTGGGACGCAGTTCAGTCTTGCCGCAACCTATGGTGGAGCGGCTATAAACACCACCGGGACGCAGTCTGGCACCCATTCCATCTCCCCAAGAGGCATTGCGCTTACTTCGTTTGGTGGCGGGTCAAGCATTCCGGTGGTACAAAACTTTATTCTTGTATCTGACGCAAGCCGGTTTTTGTTTGCCTTTGGAACCAATGACTACGGCTCAACTTCTCAAAATCCAATGCTAGTACGCTGGTCAGATCAGGAGTCGCCTGTAACTTGGACTCCAGCCGCAACAAACCAAGCTGGTAGTTTGCTGTTTTCCCGTGGGTCAGAAATTATCACTGCCGTGCAGGGTCGCCAAGAGATTTTGGTGTGGACAGATTCATCCTTGTACTCCCTTCAGTATGTTGGGCCACCTGTTGTGTGGAGTTCCCAGATTGTGGGGGATAACATATCTATTGTGTCTGAGAACGCTGTTGCTTATGCTAGCGGTGTAACCTACTGGATGGGCGTGGATAAGTTCTACAAGTACGATGGGCGCACCCAGACACTGCAATGTGATCTTTGGCAGTATGTATTTAACAACATCAATAAGCTTCAGTTTCAACAAGTGTTTGCCGGGACAAATGAAGGCTTCAATGAGGTCTGGTGGTTCTATGTTAGCAATGATAGTCTGGACTACACCGTAGATAGTTATGTCATATTTAACTACGCAGAGAATGATGGCAAGGGTTGCTGGTACTACGGGTCAATGGCCCGAACGGCGTGGATGGATAGCGGACTAAGGGATTACCCCATGGCCGCCACTTACAGCTACAACCTTGTGAACCATGAGCAGGGTTTGGACAATAACGAAACAGGAACTACTTTGCCAATTGAGGCGTTTGTCAACTCCGCAGAGTTTGATGTAGACGACGGGGATAGGTTTGGGTTTGTGTGGCGGGTTCTCCCCGACTTTAAGTTTGATGGGTCAACGGCCATAAACCCGCAAGTTACCTTGACCCTGAAGCCCATGCAGAACTCAGGCTCTGGGTACAACGACCCCACATCGTTGGGCGGGTCTGATAACGCCACCGTCACCCGTACAGCAACGGTTCCAATTGAGAAATTCACGGGGCAGGTCTACATCAGGGTGCGTGGCCGTCAGATGGCTATGGAGTACCGTTCCACCGCTCTGGGTGTTCAGTGGCAAGCGGGCTCACCCCGGCTGGATATTCGCCAGGACGGCAGAAGATGACTGACATTTCCAAAGTTGTTGCACCTCGGTTGCCCAATGCGCCGCTGGCGTATGAGCCGCTGTACCAAGAGCAGTTTATGAACATCCTACGGTTGTATTTCAACCAACTGGATAACTCCACCCAACAACTCACCACAAACAACAATTTGCTGTATTCTGTCTACACAGTGGCTACGCTACCCAGCGCGGTAACCAGTGGCAAGGGGGCCAGGACGTTTGTATCAGATGCTTTGGCTCCAGTGTTTGGAGCAACCGTGGCAACCGGCGGGGCAGTAGCCACACCCGTGTATTCAGACGGCACGAATTGGAAGGTTGGTTGATATGAAAACTGATGCAGAAATTGTGCGCACAGAGATTGAAGTTGGCGGTGCCAACATTGGGTGGGAGGCCGCATACCAGCAAGTGGAGAATATGCGCAAAGACCCAAGGAATTGTGTTGTGCGGTTTAATGACAGCATCTTTGTCGCAACATCTGTTGAGCCTGGAGTGGTTCGATTTTTCATGTGCAATGCAGACACTTTAAGCAACATGCCCAAAAGCCTCAAGAGCTTTTTTGATCTGATGGCCAAGGACAATAAGAAATTGCTTTGGTCAACCAAGCGCAAGGCTATGCTTCGCATGTTCAACAGAACAGGCTACCAAATTAAATACAGTTTGGTGGACGGCCTGTATACCGGCGAGGTAATTCTGTAATGTGTTTTCTTACTGATCCTCAATATAGCGGCGCTCCAGCCCCAGGTCAGGGAGGAACGATACTTCCCGGTGGTGGCGCAGTTAACCCATTTAATCCAAACTCTGAGGCAGGTAAAACATTTGCCGGTGTTGGCGAATTAAATATTTGGAACCCTGACTCTGCCGTTGGTAAAGCCGCTAATAATGTAGCCAAAAATCTTGGCGCAACCATCCAAGCTATTGCCCAAGACCCTAAGAAGTTAGCCGCTGTTGCTCTTGTAATTGCATACCCAGGTGCGGCGGCTGCTGTTGCCGAATATTTGCTACCTGCCGAGTTTGTTGCTGCATACCCAGCCGCTGCGGCAGTTATGGGTCAAACAGCCATTAACACAGCCACTAATGGCGGCGACGTTAAAGCAGCAGTCACGTCAGCAGCCATACAGTATGGCGTGCCTAAGGTTGCAGACTGGGTTGCTAAATCATATGCCTCAGAGAGTGTAAGCAGAGCATTTACCGATTGGGCCGCAAAAACTACTGTTGATGTAGGCATTGCAGCTGCCATGGGTAAAGACCCAACTGCGGCACTACTGTTTAGTGGCGCAAAAGCGGCCACAAATGCGGTGCTGGACTATACAGGCATTAACGATAGTTTAAAGAATCTTCCTGATGCAGCTGCCAGCGCAGTTAAAGCCGCCATTACAGCCAAAATAATGAACAGTGACCCATCCAAGGCGGTGGCTCAAGACTTAGTAAATTCTGCAATTTCTGGCGCACAGACAATGTACGCTGCACAGAAAAAAGCGGTTCAGTGGGATGTCCTTCCGTTTACTGAACATCAGCTTGCGTATATACCCGTCGGCATTTCTCAGGCCGGGATGCAAAACATTGTTGACTACCAAGGGTACGCAGAGGACGGAAGATTTGAGCTACCAGACGATGAACTTGCTGTAGTTGCACGCATGATCAAAGTCGTGCCGGGATATAACTCCACGATTCCTGAAGTAGTACAAGACGATGACGCAATTAATGATTTTTTTCAAAGGAAAGAAATTGAATTTCGCGCTACGCAAGCGCCAAATGCAGATGAGCAGGCACAAATTAAAGGCTGGGCAAACGCGGCTCAAAAAAACGAGGCTTTAGCGGCGGGTTACGATAACCCATTTAGTTACCAGAATTACTCAAACGCTAAAACCGCCAAAGCAGAAGGGTGGGCTAATTTTTCGGAAAAAACAGAAGCGCAGAAAAATGGTTTTACTAACACTGAGGAATACAATTTAGCCAAAATATTTGGGTATGACACAAAAGCCGAGCTTACCGATTACCAAGACAAAGCTGCCCTATTTAAAGACATCACTGGAAGAGAGGCCACTCCAGCGGACATTAAACAGTTTGTTGCAAACATTCCGTCAACCGCAGACGCTCAAGCAGCTTTTTCCCAAGAGCAAACGGCGCGTTATTACCCGAACATTGCCAGTTTGCAGCCAGATAAAAAATACGACTACAACGGCGATGGCGTAGTTGATAGTACTGATGTCATTGCACTGGACAAAGCCAGCAGGGGCTTACCTGTGGCCCCGCCAAGTCCAAACTCATTTTGGGGGCAGGGAATCTCCAATGAAAAGTTTAAAACACAAACAACTGCCAACGAACAAACTAGACTAGATAAAATTGAATCAGATAAGTTGGCGCTGGCAAAAATTGAATCAGATAAGTTGGCGCTGGCAAAAATTGAATCGGATAAGCTGGCAAAAGAAAAAGCCGATGATGAAATTGAACGGCTCCGGCTGGCTGGGCTGCAAGAAAACACAAATGTTGATTTAACCAAAGTTGTTGGAGGCACAGACACCACAACGGGCGGTACGGGCACAGACACCACAAC